AAGCGCTAATTAATAACAAATACGGGTCAGAACAAGATAGTTTACTTCATTTAGCTGCAATGATAGGTGAAATTAATGCAGTTAGATATTTGATAGGAAAAGGTATTGACGTTAATATACGAAATGCTTTGCATCATACTCCATTACATCTAGCAGCAGGCATAGGACATGAGAATATTGTCAAAATTTTAGTGGAAGAAGGAAACGCTGAAATCGAGGTTTTTGATGCACGAAATCAGACACCAATGCACTATGCAGTTAATAACAAAAAGTTGGAGATAGTAAAGTTACTGCTAAGGCTAGGAGCAGATGTAAATAGCGCGCGCATAGGACAAAACTCAATGAAATTATCACCTGTGCATATAGCTGTAAGTAATACTAATTACGATGAAAGAGACTTATGTCTTGATATCCTCAAATGCTTAATAAAGGAGCCTAATGCTCAAGTCAATTTGCAAGACTACGAAAGTAAAACACCACTACATTACGCTGAAAGACTTAAAACAATAGAAGTTTTACTAACACGAGAAGATATAGACCCTCTGGTAAAAGACGATAGCGGCAAGACACCATTTGATTACGCTAAACCTGAGATAAAAAAGGCTTTGATGAGTAATAAATACGGTTCTGAAAAGAATAGTCTATTGCATTTAGCTGCACAAAAAGGAGAAATTGAGCTTATAGATGCAATTTTAAAGGAAGAAATTGATATTGATATTTCAAATAATAAAGGTTTATCACCGATTTACCTTGCTGCAGAAAAAGGGCATTTACATGTAGTAAAGTTATTGCTGAAAAAAGGAGCAAATTATACACCTATTTTACATTTAGCAATCAAATCAAACAATTTAGAATTACTAAAAGTTTTGTTTACTGAAAAAAATGGGGCATTGCTCTGTAGAGATACAGCTGTCAAATTTCCAACCCTTAATAATAAATATATAGCACAGAGAGAAATAGCAGATAAAAGGATGAAAAAGCATAATAACATTATCTGCATCTATATTACGGTCAGCGCAATAGCAGTAGCAGCATATATAGGTTTAACAGCAACAACAATAAGCAGTGCAATCATTTTTGCAACAATGACAGGGATATTTGCTCTTGCTGTAGCAATAATGCTAAGTGAGATAAGAAAAAGATATATAGAAAACGAATTTCAGAAAAAGATGTTTATGGAACTGGAAGAGTGTAGTCCTACTGTTAATGGTGTTGAGTTAGAACCAATTGTGAGTAGATGCAGGCAATGATATATGCTAGAGCTTTTTCTGAAGGTTTAAGACCAGATCCGCAGCTTAAAGTATCAGAGTGGGCGAATGAGTATCGAGTTTTAGCGCCAACTGCAGCATCAGAGCCAGGAAAGTGGAGAACAGAGAGAACTCCTTATTTAAAAGAAATCATGGATTCACTATCTCCATCTTCTCCAGCGGAAAAAGTAATATTCATGAAAGGAGCGCAGATTGGAGGAACAGAAGCAGGAAATAATTGGATAGGCTATATTATAGACCAAACACCAGGGCCAATGCTAGTAGTACAGCCAACAGTTGAAATGGGAAAGCGTTGGTCGAAGGGAAGATTTGCACCATTAATAGAGAGTACACCATGTTTAAAAAGTAAAGTAAAAGACCCAAGGTCAAGAGATTCAGGCAATACTGTACAGAGTAAGGAGTTTCCAGGTGGAATAGTAGTAATAACTGGAGCAAATAGCAGTGTAGGACTGAGATCTATGCCAGTAAAATACCTCTTTCTTGATGAAATAGATGCTTACCCTGGAGATTCAGGAGGAGAAGGAGATCCAGTTTTACTCAGCATAGCTCGAACCAATACATTTGCACGTCGAAAGATTTTTCTGGTATCAACACCAACGATTCATGGAATAAGCAGAATTGAAAAGGAGTTTGAAGCGACAGATAAGAGATACTTTTTTGTTCCCTGTCCGCATTGTAGTTATTATCAAGTTTTAAAATGGTCACAAATAAAATGGGAAAATAATGATTCGAGAACAGCACATTATATTTGCATAGAATGTAGCGGAAAGATAGAAAATCATCAAAAGACAGAGATGCTTGAGCGTGGAGAATGGAGAGCTATAGGGGTAAAAAAAGGATTTCATCTTTCAAGTCTTTATAGCCCAGTTGGCTGGTATAGTTGGCAACAAGCAGTAGAGGATTTTCTGCATGCCAAAGAAAGTGAACAATTACTGAAAGTTTGGATCAACACAACGCTTGGAGAAACCTGGGTAGATAAGGGAGAAGTACCAGATTGGAAGCAATTATTTAACAGGAGAGAATTTTTTCCCGTAGGCACAGTACCTAGGAGAGAAGTGGTACTTACCGCAGGAGTAGATGTACAAAAAGATCGTTTAGAAGTAGAAGTTGTAGCCTGGGGAAAAAGCCGCGAAAGTTGGTCAATAGACTATCGAGTATTTGAAGGAGATACTGGGGGTAGAGAAGTATGGAAAAAACTTTCGGAGTTACTCAATCATCATTTTATCGGTGAAAATGGTCTTGAATACATGATAAGCATGATGGCAGTAGATGCAGGGTATGCAACACAGGAAGTATACAATTGGGTAAGAGGTCATCAAGGATCTGGAAGAGTAATGGCAGTGAAAGGTGTAAATAAAGCACTAGTACCACTTAGTAGCCCAAGTAGAGTAGATGTAACAGTTGGTGGTCAAAAGCTAAAGAGAGGAATAAAGCTCTGGCCAGTAGGAGTATCGATATTAAAGTCAGAGCTTTTTCAACTACTTAATATTTTAAAAGAAGAAGAAGGAAAAGCTCTACCTGGATATTGTCACTTTCCAGAATATGCACCTGAATATTTTAAGCAGCTAACGGCAGAGCAATTAGTCAGCAAGGTAGTAAAAGGATACACTAAACAAGAGTGGCAAAAGGTAAGAGAAAGAAATGAAGTACTAGATTGCCGGATTTATGCCAGAGCTGCATCTATTGCGCTTGGAATTGATCGTTGGCCAGAGAGTAAATGGAATAGTCTGAGTGGAAAAATGGAAAGTAAAAAGCCTAAAAAAGTAAGACAGAGTAAGTGGTTGAAAAATGTATAACGAAGAGTATTTGTTTCAAGTTGAACAAGCAATAAAGAAGCTGCAAAACGGAGAGCGAGTAGTATCAATTGCATATGGTGACCATGTGGTGAGATATGCTGAAGTCCAGATAAATGACTTGCTGAATCTACGGCAACGTATTAAGGCTGAATTGAAAATTGTAGGTGTGAAACCTAAAAGAAAGATTGTTTTTTCAACAAATAAAGGAATTTTATAAATGCTACTAAAAACCTTCAAACAATTATTCTACAAGCCAAAAATCAAAAATTCAGCCTGGGATGCATCAGGCTCAGGGAGAAGGGTAATGTATTGGCAAGGAGAAACAGGAAGCATAAATAATTTACTTTCTCAGAGCCTTGAGCACTTACGTAGCCGTTCTCGGGATATGGTGAGAAAAAACCCATATGCGGCAAATATCATTGATACAATAGTAAGTAACTCTATTGGAACAGGAATAAAACCGCAATCAAAAGCAAGGGATGGAGAATTTCGAAAGAAAGTACAAGAATTATGGCTGAAATGGACAGATGAAGCAGACAGTAATGGGATAAGTGATTTTTACGGATTACAAACTCTAGTATGCAGAAGTATGATAGAGGGAGGAGAATGTTTTGTACGGCTGAGATACGAAGATGGTCTTTGTGTACCTCTGCAATTACAAGTACTTGAATCAGAGCATTTAGACGATAAGAGCAATCAAACCCTTGCCAACGGTAATGTAATTAGAAACGGGATTGAGTTCAATAGGCTTGGGCAGAGAGAAGCGTATTACCTATTTAGAGAACATCCAGGTGAAGGCTCATTTGGAGAGTCAGTGAGAGTGCCAGCAAATGATGTTTTACATATTTATAGACCACTAAGACCTGGTCAGATCCGAGGAGAGCCATGGCTTTCTAATATACTGCTAAAGCTCTATGAGCTTGATCAATACGACGATGCAGAGCTAGTAAGAAAGAAAACAGCAGCGATGTTTGCAGGGTTTATTACGAGACTTGATCCTGAAGCAAATATCATGGGAGAAGGTGAAAGTAATGAGCAAGGAATAGCACTATCTGGCCTAGAACCTGGAACAATGCAGCTTTTAGACCCAGGAGAAGATATAAAATTTTCAGAGCCGTCAGATGTAGGAGGAAGTTATGAAGCGTTTATGAGACAGCAACTCAGGGCAATAGCAATAGGCACAGGGATAACATATGAACAGCTAACAGGAGATTTAACAGGCGTTAATTATTCATCCATTCGAGCAGGATTGATAGAGTTTCGCAGGAGGTGCACGATGTTACAGCATAACATTATGGTATTTCAGTTTTGCCGTCCTGTATGGGATAGGTGGTTAGAGTTAGCACTACTTTCTGGAGAGCTAGACATAGGTGAAGAATGGACAAAGGGAAAAGAAGGAGCAAAAAAAGAAGTAAAATGGATAGCACAAGGGTTTGATTGGGTGGATCCGCTAAAAGATCAGCAAGCACAGCAAATGGCAGTAAGAAATGGATTTAAGAGTCGATCAGAAGTAGTATCAGAAATGGGTTACGATGTAGAAGAAATTGATCAGGAAATTGCTGAAGATCAAAGACGTGCAAGTGAACTGGGCTTAAGTTTTGATTCTGACGTTACGGCCAATCAAGAGGTGATATGAAGCAACAAACAACATGGTTAAACAAATGTGTAATGGTAGAACCAAGGAGTTTTGAATTACTGTCACTACAAACAGGAAAGCAGCCTATCTTTAAAAATATAAAACATGCAGTAAGAAATAGTGAAAGAGGAATAATACCGATACATGGAATCTTGACAAAAAAGTCAGAAACTTTTGATGATATTTTTGGAATGACTTCCTATAATCAAATAGAAGCACAAATTACACAAGCAATAGAAGATAGTGATATAGAAACAATCCTGTTGGATATAGACAGTCCTGGAGGAGAGGTCAATGGAGTGTTTGACCTTGCTGATTTTATTTACAGTGCAAGGGGAAAAAAGAGGATAATAGCGATAGCAAATGATGATGCATATTCTGCAGCGTACGCTATAGCTTCTAGCGCTGAAAAGGTATTTGTGAGTAGAACTTCAGGAGTAGGAAGCATAGGAGTAATAGCAAGTCATATAGATCAAAGTGGGTTTGATGAAAAACAGGGAATAAAATATACGACAGTATTTGCAGGAAGTAGAAAAAATGATTTAAATCCACATGAGCCAATAACTTCTGAGAGTTTAGAAAACCTAAAAAGCGAAGTGAATCGTTTATATGGAATGCTGGTTGAGCTAATAGCACGCAATAGAAACCTTTCTGTAGAGGCAATAAAATCAACAGAAGCAGGGCTATATTTTGGCGAGAAAGCAGTAGAAATAGGTCTTGCAGATGGAATTACAATTCTTTCAGAGTTTAAATCTATTAATAAAAACAGGAGTATTACTATGAACGAACAAACTACAACTGACCTAGAAACTGATAATTCAACTAATAAAATCAAGTATCGTACTGAAGTTCTTGAATTAATACGTTTATGTAACTTATCACGAATGCCAGAGAAAATAGGAGAATTTATTGAGCAGGGCGTAAGTGTTGAGCAAGCAAGGGAGGTTTTAATGGAATTACTTGCAGAGCGAACGAAAAAGACAGAGATACTGAGTGCAATACCACAGAATTCAGGAGAAGAGTTGATGATGCAGGTAGCGAAAAGTCGTGCGCAATCAGGCATTTAAAATATATAACAAAAGGAGAAAAGCAAAATGAGTACTATAACCGAACAAAATAATCTAGGTGACTTATTAAAGTATGAGGCATCAAGCCTGTATTCAAGAGACTTAATAGCAGTAGCTAAAGGTCAAAATCTTAAACTTGGTACAGTTGTTGGTCGTGATAAAGACAACATGATTAAGGTAATAAATCCAACTGCCACAGATGGCACACAAACAGCGATAGGTGTAATAACAAGCGATGTAAATAGCAAAGATGGAGATACTAAAGCAATAATAATTACTCGTATTGCTCTTCTTGCCGATCATGCAGTTGTATGGCCAGCAAATATCACTGAAGAGCAGAAAGCTGCAGCAATAAAGCAACTTGAAGCACGAGGGATCATTGTCCGCAAGGGAGTGTAACTTAAATTAATGAGGGGGAGAAAAAAATGCAAAATCCATTTACAAATACAGCATTTAGCATGACGGCACTAACAAATGCGATAAATATATTGCCGATAAATTATGGACGAGTTGAAAATTTAAATTTATTTCCAAGTAGGTCAGTAAGATTTAGACATATTACGATAGAAGAACACAACGGAGTGTTAAGTTTACTACCAACGCAAGTACCAGGAGCACCAGCAACAGTAGGAAAAAGAGGAAAAAGAAAGGTAAGAACATTTACGATTCCGCACATTCCGCATGATGATGTAGTGCTGCCAGAAGAAGTACAAGGAATAAGAGCTTTTGGATCAGAGAGTGAACTTAAAGCGCTGGCAGATGTAATAACCGATCATTTACAGCTAATGAGAAACAAACACGCAATAACGTTAGAGCATTTGCGAATGGGAGCGCTGAAAGGGATTATTCTGGACGCAGATGGCAGTGAATTATTAAATCTGTACAACGAATTTGAAATTACGCCAAAAGTAGTAAATTTTGCACTAGGAACAGCAACAACAGATGTAAAACGTAAGTGTATGGAGGTATTGAGGCACATAGAAGATAACCTAAGTGGTGAATATATGACTGGAATTCATGCCTTGGTAAGCCCTGAGTTTTTTGATGCATTAACTTCGCATAGTAAAGTGAAAGAAGCATATGAAAGATGGCAAGAAGGTGCAGCGCTAAGGAATGATATGAGGTCAGGATTTACGTTTTGTGGTATAACGTTTGAGGAATATAGAGGACAAGCAACCGACCCTGAAGGAACTGTGAGAAGATTTATTGAGAAAGATACAGGGCACTGTTTTCCACTAGGAACAGCGAGCACATTTACAACATATTTTGCACCAGCAGA